AGTGCCATACAGAGACGGTAGAGTACACTCAGGTAAAGACCTATCATCCTGACTTCATCTACCGCGATAACAGAGTCAAAGGAGGCTGGACAGTCTTCATAGAAGCCAAGGGACGCTTCAGGGACAGAGGCGAGGCTAGGAAGTACATTGATGTAAAGCAGGGGCTGGATAAGAACGAAGAACTTGTGTTCATCTTCTGGAATGCTCAGACACCAATGCCGGGGGCAAGGAAGCGCGTAGATGGTACTCGGCTGACGCATGGTGACTGGGCAGTCCTTAACGGCTTCAGGTACTTCACTGAAGACACCATACCTGCATCATGGGGAATTAAATGAGAATACTTGTTATTCCAGACACCCAAGTAAAGCCTGAAGTGCCTCTGGATCATCTTACTTGGGCAGGGCAGTATGCAGTAGAGAAGTATCCTGATGTCATTGTCTTCATTGGTGACCACTGGGATATGCCTAGCCTGAGCAGTTACGACAAGGGTAAGAAGTCCTTTGAAGGCAGGCGATACACCAAGGACATTGAAGCTGGCAGGCTGGGGATGGCTAAGTTCATGGCCCCTATCATCCAAGAGCAGGAGCGCCAGCGCACTAACAAGCACAAGGTATGGAGACCCCGGCTGATATTCTGCATAGGCAACCATGAGGAGAGGATTGAAAGAGCCATCAACACGGATGCCATGCTGGAAGGCATGATGGGCTATCAGGACTTTGGCCTAGAGCAGTGGGGCTTTGAGGTGTATGACTTCCTTGAGGTCTTTGTCATCAATGGTGTTGCCTTCAGTCATTACTTCCCCTCCGGTGCCATGCTGAGGCCCGTCACCAGTGCCAAGGCTCTGTTGACAAAGAAGCACATGAGTTGCATCATGGGCCATGTACAGGACAGGGACATAGCCTACGGACGCAGGGCAGATGGCAAGGGGATGACGGCATTGTTTGCTGGTATCTTCTACCAACATGAGGAAGACTACCTCGGCAACCAAGGGAACGGTAGCTGGCGGGGTATTTGGATGCTTAATGATGTAAGGGACGGAGCCTTCGATGAGATGCCCGTCAGCCTTAACTACCTGAGAAAGAAATACGGAGAGTAATATGCCTGGTACAGCAGAGGAGTGGAATGCTTTGAGGAATGACCAGTACAGCGAGCGTAGGCTGCCTCGCTTTGTGGATAACACTATGGCAACAACGGTGAAGGTAGATGAAGTAAATCACCCACCCCACTATAACAACGGCAAGGTGGAGTGCATCGAAGCTATTGAGGCTTCAATGTCTCCACAAGAGTTTAAAGGATATTTGAAAGGTAATGCCCTTAAGTATCTCTGGCGATACAACTACAAGGGCAAACCCCAGCAGGACTTAAACAAAGCACAGTGGTACTTGAACAAGCTCTTAGAAGTAATGAAATCCCCCTCCTGAGCTGACCTACAATAAGACACCAATAGCTCTTGTAGCTTGCCTCCGCCCTGCATAGTCTGCCCCTACTATGCAGGGTTTTTTATTGCCTACTTACTGTGGGGTGAGTGCCGTACCTACTGCAAATCCCGCAGCAGTTGCTGCTCTGGGAAGCCCCTCAATGATGTATTTAAGTGTTGATGGATTAGCTGGTTTTCCTTGCGCCAGTTGTTGATTGAGAGCTTTCATGGCATTCAGCTTGCCTGTGATTGCTTCATTACTTAGTTTATTTCTTACTACACTAGGAAGAAGACCGTAAAGAAGCGATCTAAGTTTCCCTGGACTCTCTAAGGCTCCGATTTCCCTTGAGGCTACAGAAAGAGATGCGGCTGCTCCTCCGGTGGTGTGTCTTGCCAATATCTCTGCCTCTTGTGCCAAATCAATAAGTCTATTCGCTGTGTCTTTAGGCACAACTGCCATGAAGGTGTCCCTAAATTTTGGATTCAACATATCCTTATTAAAGGAATTCAAGGAGGATGCGTCAGTTGTTTTGAAGATGTTTTCAAGGTAAGACCGAGTAAGCGAGCCTCTTAAATCCTTGCCTGACTGGACACCAAGTTCGTCAGCTAGGCCCAAAAGATTATCCAACTCTCTCACTGGCGTTACATAACCAGTCCTTGCTAGGAGTTCACCCACCTTAGCTGGCTCATTGTTTTGCAGCGCCTGCCGCATAAACGGAGAAAACACTGTCTCTTGTGATCGTTTATAAAAGTCAGACACATATCTATATGTTCCGTATAACTCAGGATCAAAGTTCTTAGCAGCCGAATCCATAGCCTTTTCCATATTAGAAATAGCTGTTGCGTAAACACGGGCTGCTGATGAGTCAGGGGATGCTGGGTTCTCCATATCCCTTTTTTTGCTTTTTAAAAAAGACAACTCCTCCTTTGCCTCAGAGAATGACATTTTCCGCCGTAGGTTACTAATATAACCAACAGCCTCCCCGTAAGAGCCTCCTAATCGCTGCCTGCCCTCCTCTGAGACTCGACGCATTCCCTCGCCGCGAGCAACACTAGATATAGCGCCAGTGTCTACCAGGGCTGGACTAGAACGAATTTGTTCAACATAGTTATTTAAAATGTTGTACAGCCCTGCTGCTTGTGCATCCCCCTCAGCGGCTTTTCTAGCTGTTTTTAGTATCTGAGGCATATTAGCTGCCATCTCAGCAGGTGTCATGGTCTCAGGCAGTTTACTAACCATATTTAGAATAGTTTGAGCCTTATCTGAGGTCCTACCAATCCCCCCTGCTGATGTTTGGTTAACAAAAGACTGCATTCGGCTTAAGAACTCATCCGAGCGCATCACCAAACCACCACGCAGGTCTATATCGTTATAGATAGGTGTTACAGCCTCATCTACAGCTTTCTCCACATCCCCGCTAAATTGTGTTATAGCCCTGCCTATGTCCTCACGCGAGGCTGTTGGCAGTTTATTTAAAATATTCAAACTAGCATCTTGAATATAGTTATCAAATCCTTGAACAATGCGGTCATACTCTGGACGGAAGGCCACTGAACTTGCTGCGTAGGTTTCGGTAGCACGTTCTATTAAATCAGAGCTACCGATTTGAGACGGTAACAGCGTAGTCCCGTACTGAGATAGCTTTTGCTGTAGTGACAACAAACGATCAACATTAGCTGTTTGCTGCGTTGCTGAAGAAGCCAATCGAATTAACGGGGATGCTATAGTTTTGATAACCTTACCAGCAACACCAAACCCAAGACCAAAAACAGTATCCGCAGCCGCCGCTTCAGCAGCGGTTCTGACTTGTTGTCTACTATCTAACTGACGGCCTTCAATAGCTGCCTCTACTGACTGACCAGCAAGAGAGCCTCCAAAAGTTCCCAAAGCACCGCCAATTAAACCACCAGCAACTGTTCCGACTATAGGGACAGCACTACCTATAGCAGCCCCTGCTAGAGCGCCACTCACACCACCACCTAGCTCGCCTAAAGTAGTTGCCCAATCAGCACCTGTCTTTAGATTAGACGAAAAATCAGCCTCAGTAGCGTATCCCCCGTTAATAGCAATAGTTTTAATATCTTGTGCGCTATATCCTTCTGGTAGTCCAGAAAGAACAGTGCCATTAGGTAGTCTATAGTCCATGTAAACCTCACTAATCTTATCGGAAGAAAGGCCGAGTAGGGGTCGGAATAGGGCCTCCGCGTCCCATAGGATTAGGTGCTGGAGTTGAAGTTCCTTGATTTAAGAGTCTTTCTGCTTCTTCTGGGGAGAGATTCACAGTGCCTGTATCCCAAGCTAGGTTGTACTTGGATGCTATGTCTCTTCCAAAGTTCTCACTCTGTGTATATCTGCGCCATTCATTAGAGAAACCAACAAGATTCTTAGTCTGGTTAATCCATTGTGCCTTCTGTTGTGCTTGTTCAGAAGCAATGGCTGCTAGTTTGGCAGACCCGCGCAAGAACCTAGAAAGCGATTCTGGATTTGTAAACTCACTGGGCCATCCCTTCTTAGCTTCAATGATGTCCCGGTCTGAAGCAACCCCCGGAGGCAGAGATGCTATGACACCAGATTGCAATACTTGGTTGTACTGCCGTCTGATTTCATCTTCGCCGCCTTGTGTTCCTGTCCACTCTTTAAATGTGCTTTCTAACGATCCAAAGATACCAGGGGTTGGTGGGTTAGCAGCCCAGTTGTTAGCAACATTAATAAGACGCTCTACTTGGTTGAACTGGTTTATAGCTTCTTCTTCAGCATCGTTCATGCGTTTTTTAGTTGCTACATCTAATTCTTCTCTTGCAAGTTTATTAGCTTCAACCTGAGCATTA